TTACAATACTTTAAGGGAGTGATTTGACATAATGAAGGACTTTACATTAATCCAGTTATGTGAAGCTTTACATAAATGGATGTTCGGCGCTTCGATCACCAAAGGCATGCGGCAGGAAATCGAACGGGCGCGGGCGCTTGGGACAAGAATCCGATTCTTTATCAATCAAGGCAAGGAGGCGGCGACGTGAAAGCATTGGACATCCCGCTTGAAGAGTTTCTGCGCCCCTTTTTCGACGCGGGCGAAACGGTCTGCCTGCGGATTTTTGACGACCGCAAAACCGGTTCGTTCAAAGGAGCGAAGCTGGAATGCGAGGCCGGGAAGATCACCTCGATGTTGGATACCCTCAAAAAACATAACAAACAGAATCGCGGCGTCTATTTCGTGGTTAACTACGGCGGTCATGAAGACGCCGATATCGCCCGCATCAACGCGCAGTTTGTGGAATGCGACGAGCTGTCCATCGAGGAGCAGACGGCGCGGATCGAGGCGTTTCCCATCGAACCGTCGTTGATCGTCAAAACAAAGAAATCCCTTCACGTCTACTGGCTGATGAAGGACGCGAAGGTCGCGGATTTCCGCAGGGTTCAAAAGCGGCTCATCGCACGGTTCCAAGGCGACCCGGCTTGCGTCAACGAGAGCCGCGTGCTCCGGCTGCCCGGGTTCTATCATTACAAGGGCGAGCCTGTTATGGTGGAGTGCGTCAAATTCAGCCCCGAGCTGCGCTACACGCAGGCCGAGCTGGAGGCGGCGCTGCCCGAGGTTCCGGATGAACCGGTTGCGAAGCCCCGCGAGCTAAAGGGTACCCGCAGGGGTCTGGCTCTGGTCTGCAGGCGGTGTCTTTTTATTCAGCACTGCAAGGATAACGCGCAGACGCTGTCGGAGCACGACTGGTATGCGATGATCACGAACCTCTCGGTGTTTGAGGGCGGCGACCGCGCCGTTCACGCGCTTTCCAAGGCGTATCCGCGCTACGACCGCAAGGAAACGCAGGATAAGATCAACCATTTCCTCGAATCCGGCACCAAGCCCATCACCTGCGGGACCATCGCGGAAAAAGGCTTCAAATGCCCAAGGCTGGAGGACGGCGGCTGCGGCTGCAAGGCTCCCGCCGCGCTTTGCTATAAACCGCTTTCCGTAGAGGACATTCGTGTCTTTCTTTCGGAGCTTGAGGTCAAAAAATCCGCGGTGGACGACATGCAGACCGCGCAGGAATTTGTCCGTGATTTCCTGTACAACGTGGATTCGGTCGTCGCGGCGACGTTCATCGAGTATGAGCTGAGGGAGCATTTCGGGCTGAAAACGAGCGCGGTCAAGCCGCTGGCGGCGCGGCAGAAGGAGCTGTACAAGGAATACCGGGACAATAAGGATACGAAACGGGAAACCTCGGGCGAGGAGCTTCCCGACTGGTACGAAGCGACGGATCGGGGCCTGCGGTTCGTTTCGGGCCTGCTGGCCAATCATATGGCCAAAAACGTGGACGCCTTTTACGGGGCGGAGAGCTATTACCTCTACGAAGGCGGCGTGTACAAAGCCGCGTCGGACTTACAGGCGGCGGCCAGGGTGCGCGAGCATCTCATCGACCGGTATGCCACCATGTCGGCCATCAACGATACGGAGGGTCAGTGGCGCATGCTCATTTATAAGCCGATCCGGGAGATCAACTGCAATCCCTTCATCATCAACGCGGCGAACGGCCTGTACAACGTCCTCGACGGCAGCTTCAAGCCTCACACGCCCGAATATTACTCGACGGTGCAGCTCAGGGCGGCGTACCGGGAGAACGCCGGATGCCCGCGGTTCATGAAGTTTCTGAAAAGCGTTCTGCAGGAGCCGGAGATCCACCTGCTGCAGGAGATATTCGGCTATTTTCTGATCCCGGTGAACAAGGCCCAGAAGAGCTTTGTGCTGGTGGGCGCGCCCAACGCGGGCAAATCGACGCTGCTGTCCATCGCGCAGGAAATCCTTCTGGGCAGCGAAAACGTGTCGAACGTCCCATGGCAGTCGCTCTCCGACCGCTTCAAGACGGCGGAATTGTTCGGAAAGCTTGCCAACATCTTTGCCGACCTGCCGTCAAAAAGCGTGGACGACAACGGCATTTTCAAGGCGCTCACCGGCGAGGACTACATCACCGCCGAGCGCAAGAACAAGAATCCTTTCAGCTTCAAGCCATACGCTAGGCTTTTGTTTTCCTGCAACGAGATCCCCCGCAACTACGGCGACCGCAGCGAGGGGTTTTACCGCAGGCTCATCATCATCCGTTTTGAAAACCCGGTGCCGCCTGAGAAACGGGATCCCAACCTGCTAGAGAAGCTGGCGGCGGAGCGCGACGGCATCTTTATGTGGGCGTTGGCCGGTTTGAAACGGCTCATGGGCAACGGTTACCTGTTCTCCGAAACGGAAGCTACCCTCGCCGAGCTGCGGCGCTACAAGGTGGAAAGCAACAGCGCGCTGTCCTTCGTGGAGGAATGCTGCGAGCTGGATGAAAACGCGGAAAGCATCCGAGAGGAGCTTTTTCAGCAGTATCGGGAGTACTGCCACAAAAACGGCCTGAAGCCTATGTCTCAGGCCAACTTCAATAAAGACATCGAGGGCTTGGGCGAACGGGTCGAGCGCGGACTTGAACGGGTCAGCCGCCGCAAAACATGGAAGGGAATCCGCATGATATAAGGCGTTGAACGGGTTGAACCGCTTTTTCCTATTTCTTGCGTATAGAACCAGAAAGCTATATGTAGTAAAGAAATTAAGATATATATAAGAAGCGGCTGGTTACCCGTTCAACCCGTTCAAACCCGCATAAATACCGGACAAATCCGGTTTCAGACCCGTTCGTCTCCCGTTCGCGGCCGTTCGGAACGGAGGGTTGGTATGACGGAAAAGGACATTGTAAACGCGATCATGCGTTATCTAAAGACTGTGCCCCGCTGCTTCTGCTGGAAAGAGCACGGCGGCATGTACGGCACAGCCGGTTTGCCGGATATCATCTGCTGCATAGGCGGCAGGTTCGTCGCCTTCGAGGTGAAGACAACCTCCGGCAAGCTGACAAAGCTGCAGGAAGCCACGATCCGGAGAATTAAAGCCGCCAAGGGCGAGGCCTTCAAAGTGACAAGCGTCGAGGATGTGCGATCCATTCTTGATACCTTGGAGGTGCCGGTTCATGACGATAGCTTGGATATATTTAGATAAAAGGGCGGCGGTCATCGACGCCTTAAAGGATTACTCCAGCATGGAGTATATCATTCGGAACCACCCCGACGATTTGGATGAGGCGGTGGAAAAACTGACGGCGATGCGCTCGTCCACGCCGACCGGCATACCCGGAACGAAAAACCCGAAAGCCGGCGAAGCGCGGCTGGCGGCAACGCTGGACGAAATCGACGTTCTCAAGGAACGATACCGCAGGGCGCTTGAGTACATGGAATGGTTCAAACCCGCGTGGGACGCTTTGACCGAGGATGAACAGTTTGTGTTGTCGGAGTTCTATCATAACGAGGATTCACCTCAGGTCGACGCGATTGGGAACATCTGCGACCGATTCCATATCGAACGTTCCTCAGCCTACAAAAAGAAAAACCGCGCGTTGGAGAGACTGACCATCTTGCTGTACGGCAAATAATATGTCCAAAATCGCGGACGACTTTTGCTTTTTGCGGTGTTATACTGGTAACATCAAAAATTGCAAAGCAAAGCGAGAAGCCTTCGTAGCAGCCACTGCGGAGGCTTTTGCTTTACCCGGGAGGCGGCCGTATGCCAAGGAAACCCAAGCGCCCATGCAGCTATCCCGGCTGCGCGGAGCTGACTGATGGCCGGTATTGCGAGAAGCATCAAAAGGAAATGGACGCAAGGTACAACAAATACGAGCGGGACCCTGCCGCGCGTAAACGCTATGGCCGGACGTGGAAGCGCATCCGCGACCGGTATATCGCGGCGCACCCGTTGTGCGAGCGGTGTCTCAAGGTCGGCAGGCTTACGCCCGCCGATGAGGTTCACCATATCGCGCCGCTGTCCAAGGGCGGCTCCCATGACGAGAGCAACCTTATGAGTTTGTGTACTTCCTGTCACTCCGAGATCACAGCGCGCGAAGGCGGACGCTGGCGCAGACGGTGATTTTTTAGCCGCGAGGGGCGGTCAAAATCTCCGTGAGCTTTCAAGCGTGCAACGGGCGTGGGGTCGCGCGCGAAAAGTCGCGGTTTCAAACGGGGTATATCCCCTTTTTATTTTTATAGAAAGCGAGGTGATGTGTATGGCGAAGGACGGCACCAACCGGGGCGGCGCGCGAATCGGTTCCGGGCAGAAGAAAAAGCCGCTTGCGGATAAAATCCTGGAGGGCAACCCGGGCAAGCGCCCGCTGACGGTCATCGAGTTCAAGGATACCGCCGATCTGGAAGGCCAAACCATGCCGCCGCCCCGCGAGTACCTTTCGGCCAAGCAGAAAAGCGGCAAGGCGACGCTGGCGGTGGAGATTTATGAAAAAACGTGGCAGTGGCTGTATGAGCGGCGCTGCGCCCATCTCATACCCGCGCAGCTTCTGGAACAGTACGCGCAGAGCGTGGCGCGGTGGGTCCAGTGCGAGGAATGCATCACCGAGTTTGGCTTCCTGGCCAAGCATCCGACGACCGGCAACGCCATCCCGTCGCCTTATGTGGCCATGAGTCAAAGCTTCATGAAGCAGGCCAACAACCTGTGGTATCAGATTTACCAAGTGGTGCGGGAAAACTGCGCGTCGGATTACAAAGGCGCGACGCCCCACGACGACGCTATGGAGCGGCTGCTTACGGCAAGAAGAGGTGGTTGATTTGAACATTCAAAAAATCAAAGCCGGGCTTTTAAATCCCGCGGCATATAATCCGCGTAAGGACTTAAAGCCCGGCGATAAAGAATATGAAAAGCTAAAGCGTTCCATAGAGGAGTTCGGATATGTCGAGCCTGTCGTTTGGAACAGTCAAACCGGCAATGTGGTCGGCGGTCACCAACGGTTGAAGGTTCTGCTGGATTTGGGGCAGACCGAAATCGACTGCGTGGTGGTCGATCTTGATCCGCAGCGCGAAAAGGCGCTCAATATCGCACTCAACAAGATTCAGGGCGAATGGAACGAAACCAAGCTGGCCGAATTGATGGCCGACCTTGACGCGGGCGCGTTCGACGTGTCCCTCACCGGTTTCGACGCTTCGGAAATCGACGAGCTGCTCAACCGCTTTTATTCCAAGGAAGCGGTGCAGGACGATTTCGATGTGGACAAGGAAAAAGAACGCATCGAAGGCGAAGGCGCGGTCACGCGGCGCGGGGATATCTGGCTGCTGGGCAAGCACCGCCTCATGTGCGGGGACTCCGCCGGCGAGGCCGACTTCACAAAGCTGATGGACGGCGGCCGCGCGCAGTGCGCCGTCACCTCGCCGCCCTACGGCGTGGGCAAGGAATACGAGAAGGCGGGCATCGAGCCGTGGTTTCAGACCATAAGGCCGGTGATCAAGCACCTGTGCAAATACGCGGATATCGTCTGCTGGAACCTGGGCGACCTTTACGCGACCGGCTCCCAGTTCATCGAGCCGACCAGCGTGTACAGCGTGAATATGTTTGCCGACAACGGCTATCGCCCCATCTGGATCCGTATCTGGAAAAAGCAGGGCATGAATTTCGGCGTGGGGCCTTATCACCTCGTTTCCAACAAGCCGGTGCAGCAGTACGAATATATCTCCGCGTTTTCTAAGAACGGCGAGGCCGAGGAATACAACGATCAGGAATATATGTGGCTTTCGGCCTTTGCCGGGCACAGCTACCGCTTTGTGAAGCGGCTTACAAAGGAAGAACGCAAGAAATGGGGCTATGCGGGTATTTGGGAGATGACGACTGTCCGGGCAAACAAGGAGCATCCTGCAATGTTCCCTGTGGAGCTTCCATGGCGGTGCATCAAAATGCACTCTGACCATGATGGCATTGTGCTGGAGCCGTTTTCCGGCAGCGGCACTACTATCATTGCGGCCGAGCAGACCGGGCGGCTCTGCTATGCGATGGAGCTGTCGCCTGTATACTGTGATTTGGCGGTAAAGCGCTGGGAGGACTTCACCGGCGAAAAAGCTACAAAAAAGCAATAAGGGTATAATTGAAATTCCATATTTTAAGAGTATACTATTACTGAGAAGTAGACAAACAAGAATTTAGAGGGTTGAACATGAAAAACATATTTTTGATTGGCGGTACAATGGGAGTAGGAAAAACAGCTACTTGCCAGATCATAAAAAATAAATTAAACAACAGCGTTTTTCTCGACGGAGATTGGTGCTGGGATATGCACCCATTTCAAGTGACAGAGGAAACAAAACAAATGGTAGTAGATAATATTTGCTTCCTTTTGAACAACTTTATCAAGTGCTCTGCTTATGAAAACATTGTGTTTTGCTGGGTTATGCACGATCAGACTATTATTGACAATATTGTTTCACGTCTTGATATAGCGAACTGCAAGGTTCATCCGATATCTTTGGTATGCAGTGAACAAGCATTGCAAGCTCGTTTGAGGCAGGATGTTGATGCTGGTATTCGTACAGAAGATGTGATTCGTAGAAGTATAGAACGCATACCTCTTTACGAAAAACTGAATACATATAAAGTGGATGTATCGAATATCATTCCAGAACAAGTTGCCGATTTTATTATTCGGAACTGCTAAATTCCAATTTGTTGGTGAATTGTATATAATATGGAGTTGGTTTTAACCACACCTTTACTGGTGTGGTTTTTTGTGCCCACTTAGTGAGGTGTAAAGGCTTGGAAATACAGAAAATTCCCGTATCAAAAATTAAGGCTGCGAAATACAACCCGCGCAAGGACTTAAAGCCCGGCGACGCGGAATACGAAAAGCTGCGCCGCTCCATCGAGGAGTTCGGGTATGTGGAGCCGGTTATCTGGAACGAACGCACCGGCAATATCGTAGGCGGACACCAGCGGTTCAAGGTGCTGGTAACGATGGGTTATCGGGAAATCGACTGCGTGGTGCTGGATATCGACGAACAGCGGGAAAAGGCGCTGAACGTGGCGCTCAACAAGATCGGCGGCGAGTTCGATATTCCGCTGCTGTCCGACCTGCTGCGCGATTTGAATGATAACGGTTTCGATGTGTCGCTTACCGGTTTTGACGCTGCGGAGATCGACGAGCTATTCCGCGGCAAAGCCTCCGGCAACATCAGAGAGGATGATTTCGACGCGGACAAAGCGGCTGCGGAAATCGAGACGCCGGTCACGCGGCGCGGGGATATCTGGCTGCTTGGCAAGCACCGGCTGATGTGCGGCGACAGCGCCTCCCTGCCGGACGTGCGGCTGCTGATGGACGGCAAAAAGGCGCGGTTTGTGTTTACGGATCCGCCGTGGAACGTGGATTACGGCTCCGACGACCGGCATCCAAGCTGGAAACCGAGACAAATCTTAAACGACAGGATGAGCACCGAGGAATTCGGCGCTTTTTTATTGCGCGCTTTTAACTGCATGCGTGAGGTTTCGGAGGCCGGGTGCATGACCTATGTGGTGATGTCCGCGCAGGAATGGGGCAACGTTATGAACGCCCTGCGGGAGGCTGGCTACCACTGGTCGAGCACCATTATCTGGGCAAAGGACAGCCTCGTGCTGTCCCGCAAGGATTACCACACCCAGTACGAGCCGATCTGGTACGGCTGGCTGGAGGGGACGCGGCTCTGCCCGCTGAAGGACCGCAAGCAGTCGGATTTATGGGAAATCCCGCGCCCGAAGGTGTCGGTCGAGCATCCCACCATGAAGCCGGTGGCGCTGGTGGCCAAGGCTATGCTCAACAGCTCCCGCGCCGGCGATGCGGCGCTTGATTTATTCGGCGGCTCCGGCACGACGCTTATTGCCGCCGAGCAGACCGGGCGCGTATGTTTCATGATGGAACTGGATGAAAAATACTGCGACGTGATCGTGAAGCGATATGCTCGGCAGGTCGGCGGCGACGAGGCGGTTTTCCTTCTTCGCGGGAATGATAAAGTCCCTTTCACAGAAACACAGCCCGCTTGAGATTGCCCTTGCCATTCCCTCAAAACAGAGCGTTAATGTACCCCACCAAAATGAAAGGTGGGATTTTATATGCTTACGAGACGAAAACCAGCTTTTCCGGAGGGAGGTGAAAAAGATGAAGAATAACGGCTTTCAGTTCTCCCAAAGGGTCGCGGGACGGGAGCGCAAGGTCATCGCGGCGGTCATTGCCGAGGCGGCGGGCGGACACGCGCGGTATACCGGAGCACCGGGCTTCATATACGAAGCGGGCGGCTGGTCTGTGAACAGAGACGGCGCGGTACATTCGCCGGAAACCAGTCTTGAGGAAATCAAGAGCGTCAGGCCGGTGATCGAGGCGCTTGACGGCGCTGGCCTGACTGCGGAAGGCTGTCTGACAATAAAGCTGTCGGCGGACAGCCATGGCGAAGCGACGCTTGAGAACCTCAAAAACCTGCTGATCAGCAAGGAAACGCTGATCAAGAAAGCCTTGGGCATCGACGGCGGGCTTGCCGTGTCGGTCGAGGATGGAGCAATCGTCTTCCCCTTCTGGAAGGCGACGCTGAACGCCGACGAGCTGCAGACGTATATTACGCTGGCGTGGCGGCTGTCCGAGCAGGCGAAAACGCAGAAGCGCGTGTCGCAGACGGAAAATCCGGCCGATAACGAAAAGTACGCCTTCCGGTGCTTCCTTCTCCGGCTCGGCTTCATCGGCGCAGAATTCAAAACCGAACGCAGGGTGCTGCTTGGGCGGCTCTGCGGCAACAGCGCGTTCCGAAGCGGCTCCGTAAGACGCCAGGACGATGGGGCGGCGGTCGAGGATGCATGATTTCCAAAACACCGCCTTTTTCGTAAAGCGGCCCTTCCGGATCGAAGATTTGCGCCGTCCGCATTTTCCGGAGCAGCGGCGGCCGTATGTCATCGAAAAAACCATTGAGCTCGCGCGGATCGACTATGAGAACCTCATCGCCGATCTGACCGTGGAGCGTCGGTTTATTGAAGAAAACAAACGGCTCTGCCGTATCGACGACGACGGTGTTTGGCATTGCCTTCTGGCCCGTCAGCGCGGCAAAACGGAAGGCGTGCTGATCATGCCGCAAGGCCAGGATTATCCGAAATTCGTCGCATATTATCCGGGAGAGGAGGCAGACGAAAAATGAACAAAAACGGCTTTCCTCCAAAGGAAATCGTGCTCCGGCTGCGGGAGCAATACCCGCCCGGAACGCGCGTGGAGCTGATCCGCATGAACGATCCGTACGGCAAGCTGAGGCCCGGCGACCAAGGAACCGTTACGTTTGTGGACGATATCGGCACCGTGTTTGTGAATTGGGATCGCGGCTCGTCGCTCGGCGCGGCCTATGGGGAAGATGCGATCAGGCGTCTGTAAAGCGCCCAAATGTATACAAATCCCGCCGCGAAAAATTGTTGAAAATCCGGCGGAATCCCTCGCAGAATTGCCTTGCTATCCTGTGTTTTCAATGGCCTAATGTACACTGCCAACGGGCAGAAAACACAGGGAAAGCGAGGGAAAAAGCGCAATGTTTGAAACGAGATTCGGAATCGAGGTTGAATTCACAGGAATCACAAGGGCGCAGGCGGCAAAAGTTGCTGCGGAGTTCCTGGGCGGGAGGGTCGAAAGCGGAAACGATTATTACAACACGCAGAAGGTCGTTGCGCCGGACGGACGGGTCTGGAAATTCATGAGCGACGGCAGCATCCGGACGCAGAAAAAGGAACGCGGCCGGATTGTGGAGGCGGGCCGGGAATACAGCGTCGAGCTGGTAAGCCCCATACTCACCTACCGGGAGGACATTGAAACCCTACAGGAGCTGATCAGGAGGCTCCGTAAGGCGGGGGCCTTTGCGGTGCCAAGCTGCTGTGGTATTCATGTCCATCTTGACAGCGCAAACCACACGCCGCGAAGCATCCGCAACTTCATCAACATCATCGCCAGCAAGAACGACCTGCTCTACAAGGCGCTGCGGATCGAAGCGGACAGGATGCGGTTTTGCAAGAAGATGGACGCGGCGCTGGTGGAGAAGATGAACCGGCGCAAACCCAAGACCATGGCGGCCATCGAGAGCATCTGGTATGAAGGCTATGAGGAAAGCCGCAGGCAACACTATCATGGAAGTAGATACTTTTTTCTCAACCTGCACAGCTTTTTTAACGGCAACGGAACGATCGAGCTGAGAGGCTTCAACAGCGAGCTTCACGCGGGCAAGATACGCAGTTACATTGTCCTTGCCTTGGCGCTCAACCATCAGGCGCTGACGCAAAAATGCGCCAGCAGCAAAAAGCCGCAGATCGAGAACGAGAAATTCGCCATGCGGACCTACCTCAACCGCATCGGGTTGATCGGCGACGAGTTCAAAAACTGCCGGGAGCACCTTTGCAAACACTTGGGCGGCAATGCGGCGTGGCGGTTTCGCACGGCGGCGTAGATAAAGGCGGCCTGCGGGGGCGGATAACCGCTCCCCCCGCGGCGCGCCGCTTGATCGGATGGTTATGGCTTTATAAATCGGCATGCCGCAGGGTAATCCCGCAGCGGCCGATCCAAGGAAGGAAGGTTACGATGAACAAGGAAAACGGCACGATTTATTTGGCATACGGCAGCAATCTCAACCTAAGACAGATGGCGCGCCGCTGCCCGACCGCGAAGGCGCTGGGCGGCGCAAAGCTCACCGGCTACCGGCTTTTATTTCGGGGCGATGACGGCGGCGCGGTGGCGACCATCGAAAAGGAAAAAGGCGGCGGCGTTCCGGCGCTGCTATGGCAAATCACGCCCCGGGACGAGGCGGCGCTCGACCGGTACGAGGGATACCCGCGGCTTTACCGCAAGGAAACGGTCAAGGTTCGGTTCAAGGGCAAATGGGTCGAAGCGATGGCGTATATCATGAACGAAGGCTGGCCCCTCGGAGTTCCGAGCCGCTATTACTACGATGTCATACGGGAAGGCTATGTGGACGCGGGTTTCGACCTTGCAATCCTCGGCAAGGCGGTGCGCGACTCCAAGCATCCCGGATTCAAAATGAAGGAAGAGGTGTGACGATGAACAAGATACCGCTCATTACCGATAAAATTGCGGAACAGATCATGGCGATCCGGGAGTCGGGCTTGATAAATATGTTTGATATCAAGGGCGTGCAGCGCATAGCGCACGGCAGACAGTTCTACGAGCTGGTGGTGCTGCTTGAAGAATATCCCGAGAAGTATTCGGAGTTCATTCTGACAGGCAAGAGATAGAGCTTCGGCCGGCGCCCAGATAGGCGCATAGAAATCCACTTTTCAAGAAGAGCTTCCTCGGAGGCTCTTTTTCTTTGCCTATTTTTGGATGTGTTCATCTTTGAGGGGAGGCGGTGACGCTGCGAAAGCTCAAGCGATATAAACCCACGCGGTTCATGGCGGAGGGTTCCACATACAACAAGGAGGCGGCGGATATCGTCGTCTCTTTTATCAACTGCCTGAAGCATACCAAAGGCGAATGGTACGGCCTGCCCTTTGAGCTTATCGACTGGCAGGAGCAGATCGTCCGCGACGTGTTCGGCATCCTGAAGCCCAACGGGTATCGGCAGTTTAACACCGCCTATGTGGAAATCCCGAAGAAGCAGGGCAAGTCTGAGCTTGCGGCGGCCATCGCTCTGCTGCTCACCTGCGGGGATTGCGAGCATGGCGGCGAGGTGTATGGCTGCGCCTCCGACCGGCAGCAGGCTTCCATCGTGTTTGACGTGGCTGTGGATATGGTGGAGCAATGCCCGGCGCTAAAGAATCGGATCAAGCCCATGCTGTCTCAGAAGCGGCTGGTATACAGGCCGCTGGGCAGCTTTTATCAGGTGCTTTCGGCGGAGGCTTACACCAAGCACGGGTTGAACGTCCATGGCGTGGTGTTCGACGAGCTGCACGCGCAGCCGAACCGGAATCTTTACGACGTGATGCTGCACGGTTCCGGCGACGCTCGCAAGCAGCCGCTTTTCTTTCTGATTACGACGGCGGGCACCGACCGCCATTCTATCTGCTGGGAGGTGCATCAAAAGGCCGAGGATATCCTGCGGGGACGCAAGATCGACCCGACCTTCTATCCGGTGATATACAGCGCGCCGGACGACTCGGACTGGACGAAGGAAGCCGTATGGAAAAAGGTCAACCCATCCCTTGGGATCACCGTGGACATTGAAAAGCTGCGAGTGGCCTTTGAAAACGCCCAGCAAAACCCCGCCGAGGAGAACCTGTTCCGGCAGCTTCGCCTGAATCAATGGGTCAAGCAGTCGGTGCGCTGGATGCCAATGGAGAAATGGGACAAATGCGCCTTCCCCGTCGATGCCGACAGCCTGCGCGGACGCTCCTGCTACGGCGGCCTCGATTTGTCCAGCACCACCGATATCACGGCCCTTGTTCTTGTGTTTCCGCCGCTGGATGAGGACGACAAATATCAGATCCTGCCTTTCTTCTGGATCCCGGAGGACAACATCGACCTGCGGGTGCGGCGCGATCATGTGCCGTACGACGTCTGGGAACGGCAGGATTATTTATATACCACCGAGGGCAACGTGGTGCATTACGGCTTCATCGAGAGCTTCATCGAGGAGCTTGGCGTGAAATACAACATCCGCGAGATCGCTTTTGACCGCTGGGGCGCGGTGCAGATGACGCAGAACCTCGAAGCTTTGGGCTTTACTGTTGTTCCCTTCGGTCAGGGGTTCAAGGATATGTCGCCGCCCACGAAAGAGCTGATGAAGCTGACCTTGGAGGAGCGCATCGCCCACGGCGGACATCCGGTGCTGCGCTGGATGATGGACAACATCTTCATCAAGACGGATCCGGCAGGCAACATCAAGCCGGACAAGGAGAAATCCACCGAGAAGATCGACGGCGCGGTGGCAACCATCATGGCGCTCGACCGCGCGCTGCGGCATGACGGCGGCGGTGGCGCCTCAGTCTACGACGAAAGGGGGTTGTTGATCATATGAGCGTGTTTTCCCGATTGTTCCGGCCTCGGGACAAGCCAAAGAACCGGCTCGGCAGCGCCTACAGCTTTTTCTTCGGCGGCACGGCCAGCGGCAAGTCCGTGAACGAGCGGACCGCCATGCAGACGACGGCGGTATACGCCTGCGTGCGGATACTGGCCGAAGCGATCGCGGGGCTTCCTCTCCACATTTATCAATACAAAGCGGACGGCGGTAAGGAAAAGGTTATCGGCCATCCGCTTTACTATTTGCTCCACGACGAGCCGAACCCCGAGATGACTTCCTTTGTGTTTCGAGAGACGCTGATGAGCCATCTTTTGCTCTGGGGCAACGCCTACGCGCAGGTCATCCGCGACGGGCGCGGGCGGGTGCTGGCTCTTTATCCCCTGCTGCCCAACAAGATGGATGTGGACAGGGCGCAAAACGGCGATCTGTATTACACCTACCGGCGCGACACGGAAGAAAGCCGCCTCGATCCGCGCGGCGGCACGGCGATCCTGCGCCGGGACGAGGTGCTCCATATCCCCGGCCTCGGCTTCGACGGACTGGTCGGATACTCTCCCATCGCCATGGCCAAGAACGCCATCGGCATGTCGCTGGCCACCGAGGAATACGGCGCGTCCTTCTTCGCCAACGGCGCAAGTCCGGGCGGCGTGTTGGAACATCCGGGCGTATTAAAGGACCCGGCAAAGGTGCGGGAAAGCTGGAACGCCGTCTATCAGGGCAGCGCCAACGCCCATCGCATCGCCGTTTTGGAAGAGGGCATGAAGTTCCAGGCCATCGGCATCCCGCCGGAGGAAGCGCAGTTTCTGGAGACAAGGAAGTTCCAAATCAACGAGATCGCCCGCATCTTCCGCGTGCCTCCCCACATGGTCGGCGACCTTGAGAAGTCGAGCTTTTCGAACATCGAGCAGCAGTCGTTGGAGTTTGTCAAGTATACCCTCGACCCGTGGGTGGTGCGATGGGAGCAGGCGCTGCAGCAATCGCTCCTCTTGCCCTCGGAAAAATCGCGGTATTTTGTGAAGTTCAACGTGGACGGATTGCTGCGCGGGGATTACGCCAGCCGCATGAGCGGCTACGCCACCGCCCGGCAAAACGGGTGGATGTCGGCCAACGACATCCGGGAACTGGAGAACATGAACCGGATTCCGGAGGAGTTGGGAGGCGATCTGTATCTGATCAACGGCAACATGACCAAGCTCGCGGACGCGGGCCTTTTTTCCGGTCAAATCAATACCAAAACGGAGGGATCGAACAATGGGCAAAACAGGTAACGCGCGCCCGGCGCGCCGCTTTTGGAACTGGGCGCGAAACGAGGACGGCAGCCGCACCCTCTACCTCGACGGCGCTATCGCCGAGGAGAACTGGCTGGGCGACGAAATCACGCCCAAACAATTCAAGGAAGAGCTGCAAAGCGGCGAAGGCGACGTCACCATCTGGCTCAACAGCCCGGGGGGCGACGTTTTTGCCGCCGCGCAAATCTACAACATGCTGATGGACTACCCCGGAAACGTAATCGTCAAAATCGACGGCATCGCGGCCAGCGCGGCGTCGGTCATCGCCATGGCCGGAGGCGACGTGTACATGTCGCCGGTTTCCATGATGATGATCCACAACCCGGCGACCATCGCCATCGGCGACACCGAGGAAATGGAAAAGGCCATCGCCATGCTGGACGAGGTCAAGGAGTCCATCATCAACGCCTATGAGCTGAAAACGGGGCTTTCGCGGGCGCGCATTTCCCACATGATGGACGCGGAAAGCTGGATGAACGCAAAGAAAGCGGTGGAGCTGGGCTTTGCCGACGACATCCTGTTCATGGAAAGCGAAGCGCCGCCCGCCGAATTGGATGCGTCCGCAGGCATGATCTTCAGCAGACAGGCGGTGACCGCGTCGCTGCAAACTGCGCTTAGCTCGTTTTGCCGTAAACGGCAAAAGCTCGCCTGCTCCGTTGCAGCTCCTTTCCCCACGGAATCTGACGATTCCGCGGGGACCCCTTCTTTCCTTAACAGACCAAAAGGAAAAGCAAAAGGAACCCAAATCGAGTCGCTGCAAAAGCGGCTCGATTTGCTTAAGCCCTAAATTTTGAAGGAGGACAAGACAATGAGTAAAATCTTGGAACTACGCGAAAAGCGTGCGAAGGCATGGGAAGCCGCCAAGGCTTTCCTCGATGCTAAACGGGGCGGCGACGGGCTTTTGTCCGCCGAGGACACTGCTGCCTACGAGAAAATGGAAGCCGACGTAGTGGCGCTCGGCAAGGAGATCGCACGGCTGGAGCGCCAGGCCGCCATCGACTTGGAACTCTCCAGTCCGACCAACACCCCCATCACCAACAAACCCGATTCCACCGGTGAAACCAAGACCGGCAGGGCGACGGACGAGTACAAGCGGGCCTTCTGGAACGTCATGCGCGGCAGGCGCACTGCGGATATCCAAAACGCTCTGCAAATCGGCGAGGATTCCGAGGGCGGCTATCTTGTGCCCGACGAATTCGAGCGCACGCTTGTGGAGGCGCTGGAGGAAGAAAACATCTTCCGGCGGCTCGCCAACGTCATCACCACTTCGAGCGGCGACAGGAAGATCCCCGTGGTGGCGTCCAAGGGCACGGCTTCATGGGTGGACGAGGAAGGCCAGATTCCCGAAAGCGACGACAGCTTCGGGCAGGTTTCTATCGGCGCTTTCAAGCTGGCCACCATGATCAAGGTGAGCGAGGAGCTTTTAAACGACAGCGTTTTCAATCTGGAAAGCTACATCGCCCGGGAATTCGCCCGCCGCATCGGAAACAAGGAGGAGGAAGCCTTCTTCGTGGGCGACGGCGCTGGAAAACCACTTGGCATTCTTGCCGCCGCAGGCGGCGGGCAGGTCGGCGTGACCACGGCTGGCGCGACGGCCATCACGCTGGATGAGATTCTGGACTTGTTCTACAGTCTCAAGTCGCCGTACCGCAGGAATGCCGTCTTTGTGATGAACGACGCGACGGTCAAGGCGATCCGCAAGCTCAAGGACAGCACCGGACAATACCTGTGGCAGCCTTCCATCAAGGAGGCCACGCCGGACACCATCCTCAACCGCCCGCTGTACACCTCGGCCTATATGCCCGCCATCGAAGCCGGAGCGAAAACGGTGGTCTTTGGCGATTTCGGCTATTATTGGGTGGCCGACCGGCAGGGCAGGGTTTTCAAGCGGCTCAACGAACTGTACGCTGCCACCGGTCAGGTGGGCTTCATGGCCACCCAGCGCGTGGACGGCAAGCTGGTGCTGCCCGAGGCGATCAAGGTGCTGCAGCAAAAGGCATCATAATGAAAGGTGGCGGACGGCGTGGATGAACTGCTCGCGAAAGTCAAGGCGAATCTCATATTGGAGCACGACGCGGATGACAGCCTGCTGCGAGGATTCATCCGCGCCGCCGTTTCTTATGCGGAGAGCTATCAGCACATACCGGAAGGGTATTATTCCGAACACGCCATGCCGCCCACCACCGAACAAGCCGTGATTATGCTGTCGAGTCATTTTTATGAAAGCAGGGACGGCAGCACGGGCGGCTTTTTTGCCGACAACGTGCAGGCCGGGCAGCAGGTATGGAATACGGTCAACCTGCTCCTGCGGCTCGACCGGGATTGGAAGGTGTGAAGCATGAGCTTTGGAAAAATGAACACATTTGTTGACATCATCTTACCCAAGCCGGTTAAGGACAGCGAGGGCTTTGCGGAAAAAGGGGATGTCATCCTTGTTTCGGTCAGGGCGTACAAGGAAGACAGGCATGGCAGCGAAAAATGGGCAAACAGGGCGGCCTTTTCACAGGCGTCCGCCCTGTTCCGCTTCCGCAGCATCCCTAACCTTGAAATCACCACAGATCTTGTGCTCGTCTGCAGCGACGGCAGATACAACATTGTCAGCATAGAGGATGTAAAAGGGCGCGGGATGTATATTGAGGCGCTTGCGGAGAAAGTGAAATCAAGCGGTACGTAACTGGAGGTGGCTGCGACGTGGCTAAGGTTGATGTAAAAATGCCGGAGGAGTTTTTGCTCCGGCTTTCCAGACTTGGAGAAAAGGCAGACGAGATCATACCAAAGGTACTGGAGGCAGGCGGCGAGGTTGTGCTGTACAAGGTGAAATCCAACCTTCAATCGGTCGTAGGAAGCGGTACCAAATATGAATCTCGCTCGACGGGCGAACTGGCGGAGGCCTTGGGGCTTTCTCCCGCTTTGCGGGACAGGGACGGCAATCACAACGTCAAGATCGGCTTTTCCGAGCCTCGGCGGGACGGCGAAAGCAACGCCAAGATTGCCAATATCATCGAGTACGGCAAATCGGGACAGCCCGCGAAGCCATTTTTGAAACCGGCGAAAGCGGCTGCTAAAAAGCCCTGCGTCGAGGCGATGAAGGCGAAGTTGGAACAGGAGCTGAGCCGGATATGAGCTTACTATCAGATTTGAATACCGTCTTGGGAACCTTGGGTCTTCCCATCGAAACCGGCGTGTTCAGCGGGGCGCCGCCCGACGAATACCTCGTGATCACGCCGCTGGCGGATACCTTCGAAGTCTTTGCCGACAACCGCCCTCGCCACGAAGTGCAGGAGGCGCGGTTGTCTTTGTTTGTCAAGGGCAATTATATGACCCTCAAAAATCAGGTGGTGAAGGCGCTGCTGGGCGCGGACTTCGCCATTACCGACCGCCGGTACATCGGCCACGAGGACGATACCGGCTATCACCATTACGCCATCGACGTGGCGAAAGAGTACGAGATAGGAGGAATGAGTTATGGCGACGATAGGCCTTGACAGGCTGTATTACGCCAAAATCACCGAGGACGAAAACGGTGATGAAACCTACGCGGCGCCCGTCCCGCTGGCCAAGGCGATGACGGCGGAGCTTTCGGTGGAATTGGCCGAGGCGACGCTCTACGCCGACGACGGCGCTGCGGAGATCGTCAAGGAGTTTCAGAGCGGCACGCTTTCTTTGGGCGTGGACGATATCGGCGTCGCCGCAGCCGAGGTCCTGACGGGCGCGAAGATCGACGACAACAAGGTGCTGATTTCCGCCAGCGAGGACGGCGGCGCGCCGGTGGCCATCGGCTTCCGCGCCAAAAAGGCCAACGGCAAGTACCGCTATTTCTGGCTGTACCGCGTAAAATTCGGTATCCCGGCGACAAATCTGCAGACGAAAGGCGACAGCATCACATTTTCCACGCCCACTATTGAGGGAACGGTGCTGCGCCGCAACAAGCTGGACGGACAGGGCAACCACCCGTGGAAGGCGGAGGTCAGCGAGGACGATACCGGCGTGGCGGCGTCCATCATCACCGGCTGGTACACGCAGGTGTATGAGCCGGTCTTTGCGGCGGGAGGAGGCGGTACATGATGCCGGATATTACGGATCGGAACGCCATTATCGGCATCGGCGGCGAGGAGTATCAGTTGATTCTCACCACCAGGGCGACCAAGGAGATCGCGGGGCGCTACGGCGGGCTGGAGAAGCTGGGCGACAAGCTGATGAAAACGGAGAACTTCGAAATGGCTCTGGATGAGGTGGTGTGGCTGATCACGCTGCTTGCGAACCAGAGCCTTTTGATCCACAACCTGAGGCATAAGGAGGACCAGAAAGAACTGTTAACTCCCGAGGCGGTGGAGCTTCTTACCTCCCCGTTGGAGCTGGCGGCGTATAAAAACGCCATTATGGAGGCCATGTTCAAGGGAACCAAGCGCAACATCGAAAGCGAGGAAGAAGCCCCAAAAAACGCGGAAGTCGGGTAACGGACGCTGAGGTCTTTACCCGACTTTACTATTATGGCACGGTGCAGATGGGCATGAGCGCAGAGGAATTCTGGCTTATACCCATCGGGCTGTTTCTAGACCTGTGGGCCTGTCATAAACAGTGGTACGGTATTGAGAAGCCGAAGCGGATGCTGACGATTGATGACATTATCCCTTACGGTATTTGATATATCTTGTATATCTTGGTTTTTGTGATAAAATCAAAGCTGCTAGGGATAGATAACAGAAATTTTTTGGAGGTATTTTATGACGATACTTGCAGTCGTTTTGACTCTGGTGGCATGGATAGGTGGACTTATTATTGATTCAAACTTAAGTCATACGACCTTTAGCACAATATTGCCCATTGTAACTATGGGTACGTTCATATTGGAAGCAATTAAAAGAAGAAAGAGCTAAATTTCAAGTTGTCGTCATGGTGACGTGAAGCAAATAACGGCATAAACTACTTCAGGAGCAACCGAAAGGCTGCTCCTTTTTCATGCCCAATAAGGAGGTGAAACGGTATGGCGGACGATTTTGGCTTGAAGATCGGCATTGAGGGCGAAAAGGAATTTAAAAACGCCCTGCGGGACATCAACCAATCCTTCAAAGTTTTGGGCTCTGAAATGAATCTTGTGGCCTCGCAGTTTGACAAGCAGGATCGGTCGGTCGAGGCCATCACGGCGCGCAACCGCGTGCTGAACAAGGAAATCGACACGCAGAAAGAAAAAATCTCCACCTTGGAGCAGGCTCTCGCCAACGCCGCCTCCTCCTTCGGCGAAACCGACAAACGGACGCAAAACTGGCGGATCCAGCTCAACAACGCGCAGGCCGAGCTGATCAAGATGGAGCGCGAGCTGGAGGGCAACAACAAGGCGCTCGACAATGCGGGAAAAGAGTTTGATGAAGCGGAAAAACAGGCTGAGGAATTCGGAGATGAGGTAAAAAAGAGCGCCGATCAGGCGGATGACGCCAGCGGGCGCTTTGAAAAGCTGGGCGGCGTTTTGAAGGGGATCGGCGTGGCAATGGGCGCGGCGCTGGCGGCGATCGGCACGGCGGCGGTCGGCGCGGGCAAGGCGCTCGTGGATATGTCGGTCAATTCAGCGGCCTATGCCGACGAGATCCTCACCGCCTCGACCGTGACCGGCATGTCCACCGACAGCCTGCAGGCATATAAATACGCCGCCGAGCTGGTGGATGTTTCGCTGGAAACCCTCACCGGCTCCATGGCGAGGAACGTGCGCTCCATGTCCTCCGCGCGGGAAGGCACCGGCAAAATGGCGGAGGCATACAAGGCTCTGGGCGTGTCCGTGACCGATTCCAACGGCAATCTGCGGGATTCCGAAACGGTCTACTGGGAAGCCATCGACGCGCTGGGCAAGGTATCCAACGAAACTGAGCGGGACGCCCTCGCCATGCAGCTTTTCGGCAAATCGGCTCAAGAGTTGAACCCCTTGATCGCACAGGGTTCTGCGGGCATCGCGGGGTTGACCGAGGAAGCCAGGCGCATGGGCGCGGTGATGAGCGAGGATTCCCTGAACGCCCTCGGCGCGTTCGACGATAGCATCCAGCGGCTCAAGGCTGGCGGCGAGGCGGCTAAAAACATGCTGGGCACGGTGCTGCTCCCACAGCTTCAGATATTGGCCGACGACGGCGTTTCCCTGCTGGGCGATTTCACGCGGGGGCTGTCCGAAGCGAACGGCGACTGGACGAAGATCAGCGAAGTCATCGGCAATACGGTGGGAAGCCTTGTGGGCATGCTGATGGAAAACCTGCCCAACCTCATCCAAGTGGGGCTGGATATCGTCACCTCCATCGGCGGAGCCATTGTGGATAACCTGCCCATCATTATCGACGCGGCGGTTCAGATCGTCATGACGCTGCTGCAGGCGCTGATTGACGCATTGCCGCAAATCACACAGGGTGCGCTGCGACTTGTAATGGCGCTGGCGCAGGGTATCATCGACAACCTGCCCGCGCTTGTGGAAGCCGCCATACAGATGATCGTGACGCTGGCGACCGGTATCGGAGACGCCCTGCCGGAGCTGATACCCGCAATCGTGGAAGCCATTCTCCTCATTGTCGAGGTGCTTCTCAATAATATGGACAAAATCCTCGACGCGGCGTTTCAGATCATACAAGGATTGGCGCAGGGGCTGTTAAACGCGCTGCCCAAGCTGATCGAGGCGCTGCCGAGGATCATCACATCCATCGTCAACTATATTACAAACAACCTGCCGAAAATCATCGAGATGGGCATAACGCTCATCGTCCAGTTGGCTGCGGGCCTGATCAAAGCCATCCCGGAGCTGGTCAAGGCGCTTCCGCAAATTGTCTCGGCCATCCTTGAAGGCTTGGGCAAGGCGGTCGTTTCGGTGGTGGAGATCGGCAAGAATATCGTCCGGGGCATTTGGGACGGTATCAAAAGCCTTGGAAACTGGCTGTGGGATAAGGTCAGCGGCTTTTTCTCCGGCATCGTCGACGGTGTGAAAAACTTCCTCGGCATTCACTCTCCCTCCACCATCTTTGAGAGCATCGGCTCCAACATGGGCGAAGGCATCGGCGTGGGCTTCGATAAGGCGATGGCGAAGGTCAGCGACGACATGCAAAGCGCCATTCCCACCGACTTTGACATGAACGCCAACATGAATGTGAATGGGGCGACGGCGGGTGGATACGGCGGTTTTGCCGGACCCCTCATTACTATTCAGCAGATGATCGTGCGCGGCGAGGACGATATCCGCAGAATTTCGCAGGAGCTATACAATTTGATGCAGGCCGGCTCGCGGGCGCAGGGACGCTTCAGTCCGGCGTAAGGAGGGACAAACGCATGGGCTTGATTTATGGCGGCATTTCGTCGCGGAGTATGAAAATCAGGGCGCGGCTGACAAGCTGGCAGGCGTTTCCCTCCCTGCGCAATTCCTTTGTCACCGTGCCCGGCAAGGCGGGCGTGGCCGACTTCGGCTGCGACAGCGCCGATAGAACCATTACGGTCAGGTGCAGCGTATTTCCCCAGCGCAGCTTTGCGGATCTGGTGGCCGTGCTGGATGATATGGCCGAATGGCTGAATCCGGTGAACGGACTCAAACAGCTTGTGCTGGACGATGTGCCTGACCGGTATTTCATGGCGCGGCTCTCCGAGGCGGTGGACTGCGAGCGGCTGCTACGGTCGGCGGGAGCGTTCGAATTGCGCTTTGTTTGCCCCGACCCATATGCTTACGCGCTGGAGGATGAGGCTTTCGCGCTTTCCGCGACAGGAACGCACGAGGTGGAAAGGCGGATCGGCAACGCCGACTCCGAGCCGGTGTATCTTCTCAAAGGTGTGATCTCTTCATCCTCTTCGAGTTATATCTCCCTCGTTACCAACGGCGAGGAGCTGCGAATCGTAGGCCCGCTGGCGGAGGGCGAGACGCTGGCGATTGACACCGGGTTGGTGACAGCCAAGGTGACGGACGCTGTGGGAGCCGCCCTGCGCAACGGCTTGCCGTGTTTGCGGGAACTGAATTTTCCCGTCCTGCGCAAAGGAATGAACAACATAGAAATTACCGCCGTGGACGCGGCGTTCACGGAACTGAAAATACAGGCTAAGAGCCGCTGGAGGTAACCGGCGAGCCGCCGGCGGCAATTCGCGCCCTAATTTTAATAAATGATCCAATCAATGCGCCCGTGCCGGAAGTGCGCGCTGAACGGAGGTGGCTTTAGTGGCGATCAAATCAGTTTTAACTTCGCAGGAGGATTTTACCAGCGAATTTCCCGTGACGGAACGAACGTCCGCGCTGTGGCGGTTTAACGAAAGCGCGCCGGACGGCAACACTCGGCTTATGGATTCATCAGGGCATGGCAGGCATTTTACCGTATCGGGCTGGTCGGGCACTACCGCCTCGCTTCCGCTTGGCCGGTTCGGACGATATTTCCGGCAAAACATCAACAACCCGACCAGCGAAAAAACGCATCTTGTGGCTGCCAACGACGGCAGCTTTTTCAGTAATCTGGGTGAAAAGATTGCGGTGGGCGGCTGGATCAATCCTACCACCTATTCGGTGGGCAATACCTATACTCCGATCTTCAACACCCGGCAAGGACCCGGACAACCAATCTTCTATGTGTCGCTCTATCAGGGCAGGCCGCGCATGATGCTTTACAATTCGGCAGGTTCTTTAATTCTTGATCAGAGCGAAACGCCGAGTTTCTCTATGGTCAACGGCGGCTGGTATTTCATCGCGGCCGTGATTGAGGTAACGGCCAAGACCTCGCAGTTTATACTCTGCGACCGGAGCGGCGGCGCCGTTTGGATCGCCCCCAAGCGAACTTTCACCGGTACGCTCAACCCGAACTGTACGGCGAATATCGTCATGGGCATGCACGCCGACACCTATTATTTCGCCGGAGGCTTCGACGACTGGTTTCTGGAAACCGATTCGCGGCTGACCATAGACGATTTACGGGATCATTTCAAAATGGCACTGCTGGCCAACGGTGCCGATAACGCTGCCGCTGTGGACGCCCTGACGGAACCCGGCTCAGTCATGCTCAAGGCAACAAGTGGTGTTTATACCACAAGCGGCGCGCTGTATACCAAAGCGGTGCCCTGTTCTCTGTCCGGCAACGGGCGGGTAGCGATAACCAGCGAGTATATTGCGGGCGTTACCTCCATTGCGGAGGTGGAAACGGCCGCCTCCGACGATTTGGAGGAATGGTCGGCATGGCAGACGGTGGGAGTCGGCGGCGAGCTGCAATCGCCCAACCGGCGGTACATCCGCTTCCGGGTGACGCTGGTCACCGCCGATACGGCGAGAACGCCTAAGCTATTGGAAATCCAGCTTCACGACATACCCAAGCCCCCCTATGAGAAGCTGGGCTTTGCCCGGCCAGTGGTGCTGGACGAAAACGGAGCGTGGGAAGCCGTGCTGGAAAACGCCTTCGACATCATCGTCACCGGCGAGGTCAACGGCGCGGACACGCTGGAGTTCAAGCTGCCCTGGGGCGACGGCAAGCGGGCGGCGCTGGACAACGAAAAATCGGTGCAGATCGCAAGCGACATCTACCGCATCCGCACACTCTCCGATGAAAAAGGCACGGACGGATCCACCCTGACCACAGTGTATGCCGAGGCCGCTTTTTATGATCTGGCGTTCAGCGCCACAAAACAGCCTATGGACTTTAACGCCGATACGCCGGACGTGCCGATGCGATACGCGCTTGAAGGCACCGGCTGGTCAGTGGGCACGGTCAATGTGTCCACGCTGCGGACATGGAAATGCACGGAGAAAAACGCGCTGGCCATCCTGCGGGCTGTGCAGAACATCCACGGCGGCGACCTCGTGTTCGACAGCGCCAATCGGCTGGCGCACCTGCTGACCTTCAGCGGCAAGGAAAGCGGCGCGCTGTTCGCGTATCGGAAGAACCTGAACGGCATCAAGCGCGTGGTCGATACCCGCAGCCTTGTAACCCGCCTGTTTGCTTACGGCAAGGACGGTATGACCTTCGCTTCTATCAACGACGGCAAAGAATATGTGGAGGACTTCACCTATTCCGGCGAGGTTCGGGTATCCACTCTCGATTTGTCCAATTTCAGCAACCCATATCAGATGCTGGAGTATACAAGGATGCGACTGGCCGAATATGCAAAGCCTCGTGTTTCCTATGTGCTTTCAGCCATGGATTTATCCACCCTTACCGGCTATGAGCACGAGGCCTGGGAGCTTGGCGATATCGTCACGGTGGACGATCGAGATCTGAACCTAACCATCCGGACGCGGATCGTCCGCAGGCAGTACAACCTGCGGGAGCCGTGGAAAACCGTGCTGGAGCTGTCCAGCAAGCTACGGGAATTGGGCGACGCGCCGGAAGAAACGATTGCCGACCAACTGGCGCAATCCGACCTTGTGCAGCAGGAAATCCGGGATATGGTGCCCTTCAACCATCTGCGCAACTCCCGCGCCGACGACGGTTTCGCTTATTGGCAGAATTCCGGCTTTGAGGTGGACACCGAAAACGGCGTAACCGGAACGGCTTCCTTTAAAGCGGCGGGCGTGCCAGGCATGACGAAAAGCATGGCGCAGACGGTCTATCCGGCCTCGCGGCGAAGCTACACCATATCCGCGCAGATCGGCTCGGAGGATTTAGAAAAAGGCGCGAACGGTCAGGTGGGCATCGAGGTTGTATTTGAATATGAGGACGGTTCCACAGAAACACGCTTTATCGATTTGTTCTAAGGAGATGATGATATGGCAAGTTTCCAGCAGATCGCGCGGGACGCGTCTCCCAAAGGCTCCGGCGCTCTGCGCGCCATCACCGTCAGGCTCTGCGTCACCGACTGCACGGGAACGGTGTACTTTACGGATATCATGCTGCAGGCCGGTTCCATCGCCACCGGCTGGGTCGGCCATGTGAGCGAGATTCAGTGGACGCTGGACGGATAGGTGATTGCTATGGTTACGAATTTCATTCGGTTTACGGAAACGCTTAAAACAAAGGAAGATATGCGGGTGGTCAGCATCACCGTGCGCCCTTTGATCGCGGATTGCGTCGGAAACATCTGGTTTACCGACCTTCAGATACAGGAGGGCGATAGGCTTACCGGCTACACGCCACATACCGCCACGATGCTGAGGCGCTCGCCGAACCCGCCGCGATACCACAACGGCGTGGTGCGCACCGGCGAAACCGTCATCATATTCAACCTTGGCGAAACCTCCTCGGGGCTGGATTGCTACATTTATCCCATTCAGGATATGGAGGCCGGAAGCGTCGCCCTCTCCCAAGGTGCGGGATCGCATAAGACGCGCTTCCTCGAGGCGGTGAACGCCGGCGACGAGCTGGCCCTTCTGGCTTCCACGAGGGATTGCCTGAAAAACGGGAGCGCCACGCCGAAGCAAGGCTTTTTCCAATACTCAGCCGCCCACGACAGCAAGCATCAGGTTCAGCTTCAGGAGCGTAAGTCTGCGCGAGTGTATTTTGAGTACCGGGAGATGCTGAAAGGACAGGATCGGCCATGAGGGACTATTTAAAAGGAAAGAAGTGCATGGTCTGGAGCTTTATGGGCAACGCCCGCATGTATCAGGCGCTGCAGGATGACGGCGACCGGCTGGACACCGTCGGCATCTTCACTTTCGAAGTGGACGAAACAGGCACGATCACCGAAACCGGCACCAGCGTCAGCAGTATGCTTCCCTATATCAGCCGCTGGCCGCATGTGAAATGGCTGCTGACCATCATGAACCATGGGACGGCCTCCATTTTCACCGCGCTGCGCAATAACGAAGGCGGCGCGAAGACGACTTTCCTTTCGGAAATCGTGCGGATCATGCAGAAATACCCATGGTGCGCCGGGGTGGACATCGATCTGGAGCGAGGCGGCGGATACGAAAATAAGGACGCGGCCAACGCCCTGTTCCGCGACATCTATCAGACCGTCAAGAACTACAACCCCGCCAAGCTGGTCAACGTTTGCCTGCCCGGCATGACCGGCGTTCAAGGCTCCGTCGGAGGGGAAAACTGGTGTGTCTACGCCGATCTGAACGCCTGCTGCGATACCGCCGCAATCATGTCATACGGCATGGCGTGGGCGGGCTCCGCGCCCGGCCCCGTTTCGCCCCGAAGCTGGCTGGAGGGCATCTATAATTATGCCGTCCAAGTCATGGACCCGGATAAAATCTTCATGGGGCTGCCCGCTTACGGGTGGAACTGGCGCATCCACGACACGCCCGAAAACCTCGGCATCACCTATCGAGGGGTTTCCAATACCTATTATGCCGCGAAGCTCTGGATGACCGGAGGCTATAACTTCACGAACGACGGCCCGCCGCAGCCCATGATCCCGATCATCGCGTATTGGGATGATTATGATAAAGTGCCGTGGGCGCTGCCCCATGTGTACGACTACATGGAAGGCTGGGACGCTGTGTCATGGGAGTATCCCCTGCAGCGCGAAACCTACAACCGCAGGCGGTATCTCACCGCTTACGGGAAGGAGCAGCGGACGGAATTCGGTACGATTTATATTGATCGGAACGGAGCGCCGGACGAATACACCGGCAGCGTCGTCGTGACCGAGAACATGGCTTCCTTGGGAGAGGACGGAGAGGCGGAGTATCGCTTCCAGATCGCGCAGTCCGGCGTGTACGATGTGGCCGTGCGGATATGTTACCCGTTCTGGGATAAGAACGCCATCGTGGTTTCGCTGGACGGAACGTCAAAAACCTTTTCGGAAAACCGCCTGTGGTGGCCGTATTGGAGGCGGCTCTGCTGGCTCGCTTTTGCCAAAGGCGTCTTTCTTGCGGTGGGCGCTCATACTCTCCGTATTTCCGGAGGCGCGCCCGGCGCGCAGTTTTACGGGTTCCGTGTTTGCGGCGGCTTCTCTGAGGCCCCGAGCGCAGGAGAAGCGGTGTTCGCGCTCTCGCCCCGCAGCTTCAAGGACGTGAACGGCGTGATGGCCGTGCCCGACCGGGGCTTCAAGCTCACCTGCGAGATGCTCCGGAGGAAGCCGGACTCCGCGCTTGTCTGGTACGAGGATTTTCGGGACGAAAATATACTGCCGGAGAGCTATTGGACGGCGCTGGACGGAGAGTGGGACGTCTGGCAGGACCCGGACGATCCCGACAACCGCCCTTATTCCCAGCTTGAGGGACATGGCAGGCTGGCGTGGAAGTATGACGGTTTTTCGGATGTGCATATCCGGGCGCGGCTGGCGTTTCCGCAAAACGGAAGCGGTCGCGCGGGCGTGTTTTGCGGCGACCTGTTCTGCTGCCTCAATTACGATACCCAGCGCATCGAGCTTTACCAAGGCTCCGCGCTGCGGGGCGGCTACGCTGCCAGCTTCAGCAAGACTCCGGACAGCGAGATCCGCACAAACCCGAACATGTACACCATTGAGATGCGCAAGCGCGGCAATACGGTCAGGGTCTATTCCGGTACGAGTTATACCCTGCGCTTTACGGCGACCGTAAACGGTACCGGAGGTTATGCGGGCTACCGCTCGGACAACCGGACGGTATGCGAACTTCTGCGGCTTGGAGATGCTTGGACGTATGAACCGTATGAGGCGTTTGATGTGATCATGCCGGACGGCGCCACCAAGAGCTTTGGCAGGCTTGCCCGCTCAGGCGTCACGTGGGACGAGGAGTTTCAGGTGTTTTCGGTGGGCAGCGACGTGGAGGAGGCAGATACCCGTAGCGAGGACATTTCGCTGGATTATGATTTCTTCCACTCCGACCTGCTCCAGATCGCCTGCGGCGGGGACTATACCGCAAAGGTAGTGCCGAAGGACATCAACGCCTGGATTGCCCGGCTGTTCTTGGGCGACGCGGACGGCTTTTCTATCCTGTATTATCAGGATGTGGACAGTCTGGTGTATTGGGCGAACGAAGCCGCATACCGCTGGAAGCTGCGAGGCATCGCCGTCTGGTCGCTTGGGCAGGAGGACATGAGGCTTTGGGAGGCGCTGCCCAAGCAGGTGTGACAACCGAATATCGTTAAGGATTCAAGAACGCTTTGCCTTGTACGGCAGGCGTTCTTTTTGCGTCGGTCTACACGGCGCTATATACAAAAATCCAAATTAAACGGAGGTTTTGACAATGAAAGCGATCTGGAACTGGGCGCAGGCGGCGCTTACCGCCGTCGGCGGTTTTCTCGGCTGGTTCCTTGGCGGTCTGGACGGGTTTCTCTATGCCCTCATCGCGTTTGTGGTCATCGACTATTTGACCGGCGTCATGTGCGCGATTGCGGACAAGAAGCTCTCCAGCGAGATCGGCGCGAAGGGCATCTTCAAAAAGGTGTTAATTTTTGTGTTGGTCGGCGTGGGCCACATTATCGACAGCCAGGTGCTGGGCGACGGCGGCGCGATCCGGACGGCGGTAATCTTTTTCTATTTGAGCAACGAGGGCGTGTCGCTGCTGGAAAACGCGGCCCATATCGGGCTGCCAATTCCCGAGAAGCTCAAATCGATTCTGGAACAGCTGCACGACAGGGATGACGAGAAAGGCGGCGGCGGGTCATGAAGGTAACCATCAAAATGACGCGTGATGAAAACGTCGCGCAGTTTGGGGCACAGACTGTCGTTCTTGACATCGAGGAATATCTCTGCGGGGTGGTTCCCGCCGAAATCTACGAATCGGCGGACATGGACGCGCTCAAGGCGCAGGCCGTGGCCGCGCGAACCTTTGCCGTGAAGCGGGCGACGGCGGGCGTGGTCATGGACGATACGACTGCGTTTCAGGCGTACCGGTACGAGCTGTCGCGCTCCTCCCCGCGAAGCAGGCAGGCGGTCATGGACACCGCCGGGCAGGTTCTCCGCTACGGCGGCGAGATCATCGACTGCTTCTATTCCTCGTCAAACGGCGGCCAGACAAAGCGCAGCGGCGACGTGTGGAGCCGCAATTATCCCTACTATGTGAACAAAACCGACGAATGGGACAACGCCGCCCGAAAGGAAAAGCCCGCCGCCTCCAGTCACGGGGTCGGCTTGTCTCAGGTGGGCGCGATGTGGGCGGCTAAGAACGGCGTGCCGTACAACGAAATACTCGCGTTTTACTACGAAGGCGTCGCCATCGCGTCGGATTACGGCACGGGCGGCGTCGTCGGTTTTAAGGGCGCGACAGACGAAGGAGGAAGCCTTATGAATTTGACCGCGAAATATATGACGCGGAACGACTGCTATACGGCGGATCGGAAGATCAAGCCCAAGGGCATTATGGTGCACAGCACGGCCACGCCCGGCGTGATGGCCGCCGCGTGGTTCAGCCGCTGGAACAAGTCCTACAAGGCGGGCGAAACCGACCGGCAGGTCTGCGTCCACGCCTTTTTGGACGATAAGGAAATCTGGCAGTACCTGCCGTGGGATCATCGCGGCTGGCACTGCGGAGGCTCCGGCAACGACACGCATATCGGGTTTGAAATCTGCGAGCCCGCGGGGTTCAAATACTCCGGAGGCGCGACGATGGTCGGATACGATGCGGCGAAGCAGGAACCGTATTTCCGGGCCGCATGGAACAACGCGGTGGCGCTCTGCGTGTATCTCTGCAAGCTCTATGGCGTGAATGAACGGAACATCATCTGCCACAGCGAAGGGCACAAGCTGGGCATCGCCAGCAACCACGCGGATATCATGCACTGGTTCCCCAAGCATGGGGAGAGCATGGACACCTTCCGCGCGGCGGTCAAGCTGGCGTTGGGAAATACGCAGACGGCTCCAACGCCCGATCCCGTCCCCGGCACTGGAGCCGACATCGCGATTGGCGATCTGATGGCCTTCAAAGAAGGCGCGGCCAACTACTACCCGGGCGGCGCGAAAGTCCCGCCGTGGGTGATCTCGGATTACTACCACAAGGTAACGCAGATCGCATCAGACGGCAAGCCGGTCGTCAAAGGCGGCAAAGCCTGCGTGCTGCTGGGCAGGAGGGTCAAGAAGTCTGGCGGCTCCGAGGAAGCGGGCATCAACACCTGGGTGGATAAGGAGGTCTTGTCCAAGGTCGGCGGCAGTCAAGTCGGCGAAGCCTATACCGCCTATACGGTGGCCAAGGGCGATTCCCTTTGGGGCATCGCGCAGAAAATGCTCGGCGGCGGCGCGCGATACCTGGAGATCATGTCCTTGAACGGCCTGTCCTCGACGACGATTCATGCCGGGCAGGTTCTCAAAATCCCAAAGTAACGGCTTAGGGCGGTTCGCTTCGAGCCGGTTTATTTTCTTTATGTAAACGCGCGCCGGTTGAGAAGGAGGCTCAACAAATGAATCGGGAGCAATTTGAACGGGAGAAAAATTATCTGAGCGCGATTTCGATCGCCAAGGCGCTGTTATCCCGGCGGCTCATCACCGCCAAGGAGTACGGTAAAATCGATACGATGCTCATCGATAAATACCGTCCGCTTTTGGGCGGTTTACGAACCGAAAAACCTTGATTCCCCGGCGTTTCAGAGGTACTATGTGTCCCCACACGAAGGGAGGGATACATATGCCGTTTTATGAGGAAAGCGCAAGTATCTCGAGGTATGGCGCATCCACGATGTTTTTGATGCAAATCGACAAGCGGCGTCGCGGCGGGCGGGACGTCCAAAAGTTAACGGCGCAAGATAGTTTGGGGCAAGGGCGGCGTGTAACGCGCCGTCCTTGCCGTTTCATGGGAGGTGAGTTGGTATGACGCGCGAGCAAAAACAGAGCGCACAGGAAATGCGGCGGCAAGGCTTGAGTTATACGCAAATAGCAAGAACGCTTGAGCTTTCCGTAAACACCGTTAAGTCCTTTTGCCGTCGCAAAAATATATGCCTTGACGCCGCTCTTACCGATACGGCGCGCGGCGGAAGGAGCGGTTTTTGCAAACGATGCGGAAAACGTCTCGACCAAACGGGCAAAGGAAGGACAAAAACCTTCTGCAACGACGAGTGCCGATACGCTTGGTGGAACGCTCATCATGAAAGGATGAACCGAAAGGCGTTTTATGATCTGACATGCGCGTATTGCGGCAAGGCGTTTAAAAGCTACGGAAACAAAAACCGCAAATACTGCCGCCACGAGTGCTACATCAGAGACCGCTTCGGCGTATACGGCAGGGAGACAAGGGCATGACAAGGGAACAATTTGAGCGGGAGCTGAACTACCAGACCGCCGTTTCTATCGCCAGAATTCTATTTTTTCGCGGGCTGATCAGCGTCAGAGAATACGGTAAAATCGATACGATTCTGATCAAAAAGCATCGTCCGCTTTTGGGCGGTTTACGCACATGAATGGCCTTGCCGTCAGCGCCATACAGAGGTATCATGTCCCCCTGCCAAACGGAGGCTGGAAGATAAGGAGGCTTTGTATGGAGCGAAAAATCAGTGTGATCAAACCGTCCGAGCGGGAAATTCCCGCAAAAAAACGAGTGGCGGCCTACGCCCGGGTTTCCAGCGGCAAGGACGCCATGCTCCACTCGCTGTCCGCGCAGATCAGCTATTACAGCGGAATGATCCAAAAGCGGCGCGACTGGGAATATGCCGGCGTATACGCCGACGAGGCGCTCACCGGCACCAAGGACGAAAGGACGGAGTTTCAGCGGTTGATGAGCGACTGCAGAAACGGCAGAATCGACATGATTATCACCAAGTCCATCGCGCGGTTTGCGAGAAACACGGTGACCATGCTGGAGGCGGTCCGGGAACTGAAACTGCTTGGCGTCGACGTATATTTTGAAAAAGAGAACATTCACTCTCTCAGCGGGGATGGCGAGCTCATGCTTACCATCCTCGCTTCTTACGCGCAGGAAGAAAGCCGCTCGGTTTCCGAAAACTGCAAGTGGCGCATACGGAAGCGGTTTAAAGAAGGCGAGCTGGTCGGCCTGCGGTTTATGTTCGGCTACCGCATCGTTAAGGGCAAGGTGGAAATCGACGAAAAAGAAGCCGCGGTCGTCCGCATGATTTTTGACGATTATATCGGCGGCATGGGCGGCGGCAGGATCGCCAAGAAACTTAAGGCAATGAACGTACCCGCCGTGCGAGGCGGCGAATGGGACGGCGAGCGCGTGGTCGCCATCATCAAAAACGAGAAATATACCGGAAACGCGCTTTTGCAGAAAAAATATGTGGTCGATCATTTGACGAAAAAAGAGGTCTGGAACAAGGGCGTTCTCCCCATGTATTTCGCGGAGGGCACCCACCCCGCCATCATCGACGCGGATACCTTTGAAAAGGCGCAGGCCGTCTTGGAGCGGCGCAGGCGGCGCTTCCGGACAAAGAGCGACGTTCCGAACCGTTATCCGTTCAGCGGGAAAATCCTGTGCGTCAATTGCGGGAAGAACTTCAAGCGCAAGACCGCAAACGGCAAATTTTATTGGAATTGCTCCACTTATCTGGAGAAAGGCAAAGCGGCCTGCCCCGCGAAGCAAATCCCCGAGGACACACTGCTACACGTATCGGCGGAGGCGCTTGGGATCCCGGAGTTCGACGCGGAGATTTTTGCGGAGCGGGTCGCGGAGATTCAGGCGCGGGAAAACAACCGGCTCCTTTTTATTTTCCGCGACGGACGCAAGGCGGAAAAGACCTGGCGGGACAAGTCCCGCAGGGACAGTTGGGACGACGCGATGCGTCGGAGGGCGCGGGAGCGCCAAATCGAGATCATGAAAAGGAGGAACCGCGAATGAGTACGGCACGGGCGGTGACGGTAATACCGCCGACCATTACCCGCATCCACAACAACGTAGCGCAGTTGCGCCCCAAAAGGCGCGTGGCCGCTTATGCGCGGGTTTCGACCGATAACGAGGAGCAGCTTTCCAGCTATGCGGCGCAGGTCGATTATTACACCCGGCACATACAGTCAAACGGCGAGTGGGAGTTCGTGAACGTTTACACCGACGAGGGCATCTCGGCCACCAACACCAAAAAGCGCGACGGCTTCAAGCGAATGGTGCAGGACGCCCTCGACGGCAAAATCGACTTGATCCTGACCAAATCGGTGAGCCGCTTCGCGCGCAACACGGTGGATACCCTGACCACGGTGCGAAAGCTCAAGGAAAAGGGCGTTGAGGTTTACTTCGAAAAGGAAAATATCTACACGCTGGACAGCAAGGGCGAGCTTTTGATTACCATCATGTCGAGTCTCGCGCAGGAAGAAAGCCGCAGCATTTCTGAAAACGTCACTTGGGGGCAGCGCAAGCGCATGGCGGACGGCAAGGTGAGCCTGCCCTACCGGCGGTTCCTTGGATATGAAAAAGGGCCGGACGGTCTGCCGAAGATCGTGGAATCGGAGGCAAAAATAGTCCGGTTGATATATAAGCTGTACCTGCAGGGGAAAACCCAAAACGCCATAGCGCGTTATCTGACGGAGCAGGGCATCCCCACCCCGGCGGGCAAGCGGGACTGGCGTGTCTCGACGGTTCTGAGTATCCTTCAGAACGAAAAGTACAAGGGCGACGCCATTCTGCAGAAGCGCTTCACGGTGGACTTCCTGACCAAGAAAACAAAGGTCAACGAGGGCGAGGTTCCGCAGTATTATGTGGAAAATTCGCATCCCGCCATCATCGAGCCGGAAGTATTTGATTTGGTGCAAAGCGAAATCAAAAAACGAAAATCGCGCGGGCCGCATCAAAGCGGGATCGGATGCTTTTCGGGGAAGATTATCTGCGGGGAGTGCGGCGGCCTGTACGGCTCCAAAGTGTGGCATTCCAACAGCAAGTACCGGCGGACGGTTTGGCAGTGCAACAACAAGTTCAAAAACGGGACATACTGTAAAACCCCGCATTTATCTGAGGAAACGCTGCAAAAGGCGTTCGTCGAGGCGTTCAACCGGATTGTGGAAAATAAGGACGGGCTCATAGAGGATTACGACGCCATCATCGCGATGCTTACGGATACCGCTGAGCTGGACAAGGAAAGCGCGCGATTGCGGGATGAATGCGCGGTCGTCATGGAACTAATCCGTAAATGCGTGGATGAAAACGCCCATTCCGCGATGGATCAGGGTGAATATCAAGAACGGTATAACGGGCTGGTCGCGCGGTATGAGGCCGCCAAGAAGCGGCTGGACGCAATCGCGGACGAGAAGCAGGCGCGCGTGGCCAAGCGCGAAAACATATCGCGGTTTCTTGACGATCTGCGGCGGCGGGACGGCATCATTGAGGGTTTTAACGAGGAATTGTGGTACGCCACGGTGGAATCTGTAATCGTATATTCCACAAAAAATCTTCTTGTTTGTTTGAAGGATGGTAGCAAAATAACTATTAACATTTAGTGTATAACCATAAGAAATAACACCACCACTAACCATTTGGTGGTGTTATCTTAATGTGGTAGGCAAGGTCAAACGAATTTTAGTATAAAAAATCTACGTGATCCTATAAAAATATTATGCATACTCATTGACCTATATAATTGAACATGCTATATTTAATTAGATATGGGGGTATGGGTATGGCTATCAGTTATAATAAATTATGGAAATTGTTAATCGATAAAGGTATGAAAAAAATGGACTTACGTAAAGTATGCAAAATTAGTCCATCCACTCTTTCTAAGTTAAGTAAGAATCAGCCAGTTAGCATTGAAGTTATCCAGAAGATATGTAATGAATTAGATTGTACTTCTGCTGACATTATGGATTTAACACCTGATGAATAACTTTAGTAAGCTATTAAAGCAGTTGCAAACTGATTCATGGAGGGAATTATAATGTTAAACCAGTATGATATTGATTATATAATTAAATGTTTAAAAGATGGACAGAGTATACCAGAAGAGTACAAATATGCTTTATTTCCTACCATCCAAAAGGAATATGAACTTGTTTATGCAGGAAAAATGCGTAAAGAAGATATCCTTTCAGATACTGATGAATTATCAAATGTTCCTTTACAAATTGAGAAAATCTATAATGGGGATGAGCACCCTTCGGTAAATGAAGATTGGAAAAACCTTTTAATATTCGGAGACAATTTACAAGTTTTAAAAACTATATATTATGATAAAGATCCGATTATCGCTAATAAAGTCAAAGGGAAAATTAAACTTGTATATATTGATCCCCCGTTTGGTACGGGAGATGAGTATGACGGAAATAAGGGTCAAAGCGCATATAGTGCGAAGCGGAAAGGTGCAGACTTCGTAGAGTTTCTTAGGAGACGGCTTATATTATTACGCGAAGTGATGGCAGATGATGCGGTGATTTTTGTTCGTTTGGATTATCATTTCGGACATTACATCAAAGTTGTGATGGATGAAGTTTTTGGCAAGAATAATTTTAGAAACGAAATTGTTATTAATAGATTTAAGCGACAATTAAGAGACTTAAGTCAATTTAATCATGCAACCGATGTACTCTATTTTTATTCTAAGACAGAAAATTATTATTTTAATGAAATCCTAATAAATAGGATTTGTTCTTTTTGTGGTGCTGAAAGAGAACCTCAATGGCGTGGTATGCATTCACCAGGTCTAAGACAACCGCCAGAGAGAACAATATTGGGGAAAGTCTATTATCCTCCAAAGGGTAGGCACTGGTCTTATACTCAAGAAAAAATTAATGCTCTAATTGAAGAAGGTAGAATAAGAATAGATGAAAATACTACATATGTAAATATCTTAGGAGAAAAGGTAGTTGGGTGCCCAGAATATTTACAAACGGAAGAAATTCCTGTCGACAGTAATTGGACTGACTTAAAAGGTTATGTTTTCGCAAGCTCGTACCCGACAGAAAATCCTGAGGAATTGTTAAAGCGAGTTATTGAGTGCTGTACACAGGAAGGCGATTTAGTAATGGATTGCTTTGCCGGTTCAGGAACAACATTGGCAGTTGCTGAAAAATTAAATCGCCGATGGATCGGGTGTGACATTGGGAAGCTATCAATGTACACTATACAAAAACGATTGCTGGAAATATCAAAAAGTAAGGATATGGTTTATCCTAAGAAAAAATATAAACACAATGCCAAGGCCTTTGCTGTGATAACTGCAGGTTTGTATGACTTAGGTAAGGTATTTTCTTTAACAGAAGATAAATATAAGTCTTTTGTGAAGAATTTATTTGATATTGAAGATGTGGATAAAGATAATATCAACGGTGTACCGATTGACGGAGAAAAAAGGGGGTACTTTGTCAAGATTTATCCTTATTGGGATGAAAAGATGCGCAACGCAGACGTTGATTCGGAATACCTACATGACCTTCATAGAAATATAGGTGACAAGATTAAAAACCGTTTTTATATTGTAGCTCCTGCAAATAGTGTTGCTTTCGTCAATGATTACTATGAAATTGATAATGTAAGATACTATTTCTTAAAAATACCTTATCAAGTTATTAAGGAATTACATAACCAAAATTTCAAAAAAATTAAACAACCTCAAAGTCAGAGTCAGATTAATGATTTAGACGAAGCAGTAGGATTTCATTTTATCAGGCAACCAGAGGTTGAGACATCATTGACCAATATTGATGGGAACTACTATATAATTTTAAAGAAATTTATATCTGATTATAGTATGGACGAATCTGGAAAAGAAATAAACAACTTTGAAAGTTTGTCTATGGTGCTAATCGACAGCGATTATAATGGTGATTTTATTATGAAAGATTACTATTTTGCAAAAGACTTAATATCCCTTAGTAAAAAAAGGTCGATTACACATAAAGATATTTCTGATGATGTCAGAAAAGAGCTTAAAAATGCTAACATCATTAATGTTCCTATTAAAAACCCAGGGAAGAAAGTCTTAGCGGTCTATATTGATATATATGGTAATGAGTTTAAAGAAGAGTTTTCTTTGGGGGTGAAGTAGATGGAAGGCATTATTAGAAACAATGCTTCCGATCTTACTCTCAAGGTTAGAGGCAGTTATGATGTAAAAAAACTAAATCTTAATGATTGGGAAGATTATCTTGATATTCTTTGCGGTAATCGTGATTACCAAAAAGAGGCCATAAAAACAGCTATCATATACTTGGCCTCAGGTGAATATTCAAGTATTGATCAATTGGCAAGAGAGAATTATAAAAATAATCAAGATTTACAAAGCCTTTATCGTACAGAGCACGATTTCATCCAGCATATCCCATTGAGAGGGAAGCTTTCAGGTGTTATTGATTTGGCAACTGCTACAGGTAAAAGCTATGTTATTTATGGAATAGCACAAATTATGTTATCCTTAGGGTTGGTAACTAAGGTTTTAGTTTTATGCCCATCGTTAACAATTGAGTCAGGTTTAATGGAGAAATTTATAGAAAAAGCTAGCGATACAAGATTAAAAGCGAGCATTCCTGAAACGGCATGCTTTAAAAACCCTAGAATAATTGACGCCAACAGTACTATAAAAGATGGAGATATTTGTGTAGAGAATATTCATGCTGTTTATGAAGGGACAGGCTCATCTATAATAGATAGTCTTAAAGGATGTGGAGAAAAAACATTGGTCTTAAGTGATGAAGTTCATCATGCATATAATTCGAGTGGAGAGAACGATATTAGAAAATGGAAATCTTTTTTGATGAGTGAAGATTTCCAATTTAAATATATGCTTGGTTTTACTGGAACAGCGTACATAGAAAACGAGTATTTCTCTGATGTAATTTATCGCTTTTCTCTTAGAGAAGCGATGGATAGAAGTTTTGTTAAATTGGTTGAATATGTAGCGGAAGACGAAAGTGGTGATCAATATGAGAAATTTCAAAAAATATATGATAACCATAAAGAATTCCAAAAGAAATATGGTGATATTAAGCCTATAACGATAATGGTTACAAAAGATATTAAATCAGCGGGATACCTATATGAAGATTTTTTAGATTTTATTGAAAAAAAGGAAGGTATAAGTCGAGATCAATTTGAAGAAAAAGTTCTTGTTGTAACCTCAGCACCTAAGCATAAAAAGAATGTAATTGCTCTAAAAACGGTTGATGATAAGAGCAACCCAGCAGAGTGGATAATTTCTGTATCCATGTTAACCGAAGGCTGGGATGTAAAAAATGTATTTCAGATAGTACCTTGGGAAGATAGGGCTTTTAATTCAAAATTGTTGATAGCACAAGTATTGGGCAGGGGCCTTAGAATACCCGAAAAAACAATTGGCCAACCGAAGGTTAGGGTTTTTAATCATGCAAGTTGGAGTAAAAGTATACAGTCTTTGGTTGATGAAGTGCTTGAAAAAGAAATGACGGTCTCCAGCAAAATTGTAAACTTACCGGAAAAAAACAAGTTTAACTTTGAAGTATATACGATTAATTATACAAAAAAAGAGCGCACCGTTGAAAAAAAAGAAACTAAAACTCAAGAGGTATTTGATCTCACAAATGGGATAAAATTGGTATCGCAAAGTATAAAGGAACCTAAAAAAACAACCTATGAAGATATAAAAGGACATCTTCATTCAAAATCGACTATCATTCAAAAAGAATTGATTTCTGTTGATGAAGTCGTTAATAAAATTGTAGAAAGTTTTAAAGGTCGTGCATTGGAAGCAAAATTGGTGTTTCCTAGCGGGGAGTATGAACAAGAAAGACTACCATCCGTACAAGATATTAGAACATTTATAGAAAAATCAATGAAAGATATTGGTGAAGAAGGTTCATACCTTACTTTGGAAAACGCTGATAAAATATATGGTCGTTTTAATGGATTGCTTAGAAGAAAACCGGCTACTCCTGTTCTGGAAAAGGCGGTAGATGTTTTGGTGCCATTAAATACGATGAATATGAAGATGGAAACTTCAAGGTATGGTACCCTAATTAGAGATGTTTCATTATTTTTCTCAGACAATTATAAAAGTGAGATAGAAGAAGATGAATTAGCAATTTTTGAAGCTATACGTCAAGAATTAAAGAAACGTCAAGACAATGAAATTAACAGGTATAATTTTAAAACACCAGTTAATGTAGTTTTTACGACCCTTGAACCAGAGAAGAAATTTGTAGAGCTTTTAACTAGTGATGACTTTGCACAGCATATTGACGCTTGGATTAAATCAAGAGATAAAGGATTCTACAGCATTGATTATCAAAAGAATAAGGGTAGTAAGTTTAAATCTTTTAATCCTGATTTTTTTATTAAGAAAGGCGATAATATTATAGTAGTAGAGATTAAATCAGATAATGATGATAGCCTTGAAAACAAAGCGAAAAATAGAGCGGCTAAAAGACACTTTGAACTGCTAAATGCGGAACTTGAAAAGCAGAGAAAGCCAGACAGATATTATTTTACATTTTTAAGTCCGATAGATTATAATACGTTTGCCGATAATGTAAAGGATGGTAGAATATTTGAATCAAAATTCCGTAGTCATCTTGAAATCCTATTAGAGGATTCTGATGATGAATAAGACATTAAAATATGAATTGCACCTTATCATAAAAAGATGCACCAGTACTGTTTTACAGCAAAACCAAACAAATAATTGTATCAATATTACCGTCATTAGACATGTATAGAAGGACTGTAAACAATACTGTTACAGTCTTTTTATATATATTCATA